GGGGAAACCGAAGTTTAAGAGACGATTCTAATGAATAACAAATGAACTTAACAGTCTTCTTTCTACACAGTACTAAGCGAATGCCTAGCCGTGCATGGAGTCGGCTGCTAAGCTCATTTGCGTCTCTTAATGCCATGCTCAAGGTAAAACTTGGGCGACCAGCATTGAAACACATACTTAGTATGGTTTCCTTGCTGGGGCGGAGAGTTAACCTATCAGTCGTCAAAGTTTGTCTTACCACACTGGCTACTCTGTATAGACTGAGAAAGAAAGGGGGTAACACCTTTTTGGTATTGTATTTAAAAGGTTGTTATTCCCTTCTTCAACAGTATATAGGGGGTCAGAGACTACACGATCTAACCCCTTTTGGGGCTAGAATCGGTCGTACCCATAGTGGGTGCCCTTCAATTATCCCGGCTGTTCATCGCCGAAGGATACGTCAGGGAGATGAGTGGACGATCCGTTTTTGGTTGACGATCTTTTCACTTTATTGAGTGTTGGATTGTCCTCCTAAACTTAACGTCACCTCAATCTCTGACGGATCGTCAATGGATCCCCAATTGGTTTATGAATTTAGTCAATTCATAAGCACTCACTTCTTACCTTCCCTTAAACGATTTGGGAAATCGTTGATGGGACGTGTAAGGAGTGAGGATTGGTCTCCATTGTCGTTCATGAAGGGTCTCAAAGCCTTACCTTTTATGATTTCTAAGAGTTCTCCAGCCGTCCGCGTTGGCAACGTACCCGGAGGAGCCCAGGCGACATCGCCCGCTGCTCTTCTTGCTAGTGCCCATGCGTGGTGGGTCTCTCCACTCTTTCCGCTTCTGCGGAATTGGTGTGAGATGACCAACTCGCTTTGGGTTATTAACAGGATAGAACAGTGGGGTCAGAGGTTATGGGTATGGGAAGATTCCCTACCCTTAGCCCCTGACTCTCCTGGGTGCCCCTTCGAGGCAACGAACCATCTCGGGCGGTTGGGGTTCAAAGAGGAACCTGCGGGTAAGGTTCGAGTGTTTGCTATGGTGGACCCATTTACTCAATGGCTCTTTGATAAGCTACATCGGCGTATCTTTGAGCTGTTGTCCTTAATTCCTCAGGATGGTACATTCGATCAAGTACGTCCGATTTATCGACTGTTTGAGTGGAAACAGAAGAAAGAGTTGACAACTCGGTCTTCCATTTCCCTTCATTCATTCGATTTATCGTCCGCAACTGATCGAATTCCTATCATCCTACAGAAGGTTCTTCTGTCTCCCTACTTAACAAGTTGGGGGGCTGAGTTATGGGCATCCCTGTTGATTGGTCGGAAATACCATTGCGGGAAAAACTATGTTACTATGGTAAAGGGTAGAAAGGTTTCTATTCCTTTATCTAGTACTGGTTATCTCGTATATGGAACCGGTCAACCAATGGGAGCACTGAGTTCATGGGCGATGTTAGCATTCATCCACCATGCGTTCGTTCAGTGGTCTGCCTTTTTGGCAGGTAAGACAAAACTAGGTTCAGGTTGGTTCTCGGGCTACGCCATCTTGGGAGATGACGTGGTCATAGCGAGTCAATCTGTAGCCAAGCAATACGCGGCATTAATGTCCCGCATGGGAGTAGGAATCGGTGCTCATAAATCTATGAGTTCCGGTTCTGGCTCTGCTCTAGAATTCGCGAAGCGTACTTTCTTTCATGGGAAAGACGTTTCGGGAATTTCCTTCCGTGAGTTCGTTATAGGTCGACAATCCTTTGCCGGCCTTCTCGAGCTCATTAGGAAGTACTCGTTATCCTTAGGACAGACGATGTCGGTCCTAGGATATGGGTTTAGAGCAAAAGCCAATATTTCCAAACGGTTAACATTACTGCCAAAGCGGTTGCGTAACTACATCTTGGCTTACTATGGTCCCTTAGGTCCGGTCTACAAAGGCCTAGCGTTTTGGATACCGATGAAATCGATATCTAGTCGTTACGCCTCTGTAATCGATCGGATCGAAGCTCTCACTTGGCAGTTCTTTAAGGATGAGATTTCATCTCTCCTTTCAAAGCTAGATGATTTGCGACCTTTGTTAGAGGAAGCAAAGCGTCTAGGTACTGTCAAGCGGGATCGGGAGCATTATATGTCTCAAGCCGTTTCCAATAAGGCTGCCTGGGTTAAGGATCTACCTTCCCCTGTGGAAGGGGGTCGTGTAGATTCCCACCCTGGGATCGAGCGTACAACCCCGTTGTACATAATCGATTCTCTTAACGAGACAGTATATAGGGAGACGTTTCTTGATACATATATTGCTGCGAGGGACCTTAGAACCAAACTAGAAGAAATGACTCTTGATTCCCTAGACTGGGGAACTCTTGAGTCACTCTGGGAGGAGGTTTGAAATATCGAGTCTCTTCTCGGGTCGTTACCGCTTCCTCGGAATATTCATAAGCCGATTCGGGATAATATCTCGAAAGAGCAAATGGGTATTCTGAAGAAGTGGTACCGATATTCTGGCCTGTTCAGACGATCTGATAACCCACCTCTTGATGTCTAGGAGAGTGATCTTCTAGACAGGGGTCGGTATCAGGCCATTGGCAACTTTGTGATGCCCGGGGTAAGACCTTTGGGATGTGTGTGTTACCTCCGTCCGTAGCGCACCCTTAGGCTCCCAGTAACTTCTGAGAGTGAACCTCGTGAGGTTCGTTCGGTTCGCCGAGCGATCCC